TGTTATCGCTGGTGTTGATAACTTTGTGGCTGGTTGGTGAAGGGCTGCTCTTGGGGGTGGTGTGGGTTGGGGTTGTTATACGGTTCGGGTGGGTGGTGTTCAACTTGTCGCAGCGACATGGACCCGTTTGCGCACCCAACTCCTTCTTCTCTGCGGGCAAGCAAACGAAGTTTGCGCGGCAGCCCAACCGAACGAATGTGAGGGCGGGAGCGCAGCAACGCGAAACATCCGATAAGTGCCTCCCCCACAGTTCCCGCCCCCGCGGAAGGTCGCCGTGGCAAATTCTAGCCGACACCTTTGTTCGATGATAAGACGTTCATCACGCTGCTCCCCTCACTCAAAGATGAGAGGTCTACCCAGGTTTCCCTGTTTACGCCCCGCCACATGCAACCGTGGAACGACCATGAGCGCCCTGTGTCTCCCGACATGAGGGACTTGATGAAGTTGACCGACAGCATACAACACATTGACTGATTTGCAACCATTCGTGTAACCTTATTTTTGCTCATGCAAGGGATACGCAAAATACCAGCCAACGACAAAGCAAAATTCTGGCAAGCAATCCACTCAGGGCACACCGTCAAAGACGCCTGCCGCATCGCAGGAGTCCACCAAAACACAGGCTACAACTGGGTCAAAAGGTCTAAAGCCGCCAAAGCCAAAGCAGACGCCGCAGCAGAAGAACTCCACAAATTCGAACGCAGAAAAGGCGGACAACAATGGCAAGCCGCTATGGAGTTGCAGGAAGCAGGCGACCTCCCGCCCGCCATCCCCTTGGACCGTCTCACCGAAGAAGCCAAACGCGGCTTAGAAGACTTCCAGTTCTTTCGAGAGTATTACTTGGGGCGTGTGGAATCCCCATGGCAGGTTGAAGCCGCCCTTGAAATAGTAAAACTGTTGGAATCTGAGGAAAAAGAATTTGTCTGCCTGAACGTCCCCCCTGGCGCAGGAAAATCCACCCTCTTCCATGATGTCGCTGTCTGGGCAATTGTCCGCAACCGCGCCATTCGTGTACTCATCGGCTCCGCCAACCAGAACCTCGCCAAAATGTACAGCCGCCGAATCCGCGAAACCCTAGAACGCCCCAACCCGATGCTCGCAGACCCCGAACTCGCCCGCAAAGGACTCGCAAAAGACGCCCAAGGATGCCTCTCCATCGACTACGGGCGCTTCAAACCATCAGACAAAGGCGCACTATGGCGCGCAGAAGAGTTCATTGTCGAACAATTAGACGGAAACGGGCTAGACAACAAGGAACCAACCGTCCGCGCGTACGGTATTGACGCCGAATTCATCGGACATCGCGCCGATTTATGCCTTTTCGACGACGTTGCCTCCACCGAAAACGCACGAGAATCAACCGCCCGTGACAAACTGCTCGAAAGATGGGATTCAATGGCAGAAGCCCGCGTCGACCCAGGCGGCGTACTCGCCGTCGTCGGGCAAAGACTCGGAGCAGGCGACCTTTACGCACATGTCTTGTCCAAAGTCACCTATGAGTTCGATGAAGACGACTACGATGGGGAAGATGTCACGGCAACCACGTTGCAAGACAAACCAGAACCACCCAAGAAACAGAAATATAAGCATATTGTTTATCGGGCGTACTACGAAGAGTTGGATACTGGTCCTAAAAGTCGAAGACATGATGCGCCGCCTTACCCGAATGGTCCACTACTTGACCCTAAAAGGCTTTCCTGGAAAGATTTGTCGTATCTCCGTCATTCGAACAATGAACGGTTCCGCGTCATCTACCAACAAGAAGACCTCGCCGACGAGTCATACCTCATAGACCGCACCTGGATAACAGGCGGCATCGGAAAAGACGGAGTCCTCTACCACGGCTGCATCGACCAGGAACGTCAACCCGAATACATCCCACCAAACCTGTCCCCACCCGTCATCTCCATCATCGCTATTGACCCATCCCCCACCCAATTCTGGGGACTCATCTGGATGCTGTATCAGCCCCAACACAATCTGTATCACGTTGTGGATATTCAGCGCACCAAACTCACCGCCGAAAACCTCCTCGGCTACAACACCACCACCCAAGAATACTCAGGCATCCTCGAAGAATGGTGCAACCGCGCCTACGACCTCAACTACCCCGTCACCCACATCATCGTAGAAATCAACGCCGCCCAACGCTTCCTCCTCCAACACGACTTCGTCCGCAAATGGGAAACCATGTGGTCACTCAACATCCTCCCCCACACCACCAGCCGCAACAAACTCGACCAAAACCTCGGAATCGAAGCCATCCTCCCACCCCTCGTACGCTCCTCCGCACTCCGCCTCCCATCCATGCGCGGCAACTGGAAAACCCTCGCCCTCGTCGACGAACTCTGCAAATGGACCCGAGACAAAAAGAACGGCACCGACCTCGCAATGGCACTCTGGTTCGCCTGCCTCCATGCACCAAACCTCGTCACCGTGAAACGTCCCCCACGACAATGGCGACCATCATGGATATGACACTTGTGTATGCTATAAGCCACAACCAAAAAATTTTGAGGATGACGAGTGGCGAAAACCGTTGAAGAAATCGTAGCGCTATACAAGGCACGACGCGACGCACAAGGACCCGTACTCGCACAAATGCGACGAGTCCGCGACCTCGCCAACGGCGACATCATCGTCCCACTCAACGAACTTGACCGCAACGCAAAATCCTCAGTAGCCAACCTACTGGTCCAAGGTCTTGACCAAACCTCCATGCGAGTCGCATCAACCATGCCACTCCCATACTTCCCACCAGTCAAAGAAGGAAACGAACGCTCCAAAGAACTTGCGCGCACCCGACGCAAAGCAATGCTGTCCATCTGGGATAGCAACAAGATGGATTTGAAACTCCGTCGACGCGCACGCCACCTCCTCGCCTACTCCAGCGCACCAGTCATGCTGCGCCCCAACTTCAAAACCCTCACCCCACAATGGGCAATCCGCAACCCTCTCGACACCTACCCTGCACCATCAGACGACCCAGACAACATGGTGCCAGAAGACTGCATCTTCACCTACATGAAGTCAGCATCATGGCTCGTCCAATACTACGGACCACAAGTCATCGGACGTCTCCGCATGGGCAAAATCCGACATGACACCCAATACATGATTCTCGAATACGTTGACGACAACGAAATCGTTTGCGCCGTCATGGGACCAGAAAACACTGAGACACTCTCACCAGAAGAACGAGCAGGACTCGAAGTCGTTGAACTTGAACGGATGCCGAACCGCACCAACATGCCGCTCGCTGTTGTCCCACAACGCATCTCCCTCGACCTTCCTCGCGGACAGTTTGACGGAATCATGGGCATGTACTACACCCGCGCACGCTTGCAAGCACTCACCGAGATTGCGATTGAACGCGGCATCTTCCCAGACGAATACCTTGTTGCACGCCCTGGCGAGAACCCAGAAATCATCCAGATTGCTGACGGCAAGACTGGACAGTTGGGTGTTGTCAAGGGTGGTGACATTCAGCAGTTGCAGTCCAACCCTGGATACAAGACCGATGTCGCACTTGACCGACTTGAGCGTCAGGAGCGTTTGGAGGGTGCTATCCCTGCCGAGTTTGGTGGTGAGTCTGGCACGAACATTCGTACGGGTCGCCGCGGAGAATCCATTCTCTCGGCAACCGTCGACTTCCGTGTACAAGAAGCACAATCCATTTTTGCTCAGTCACTTCTCGAAGAAGACAAGATTGCTATCGCAATGGAGAAAGCATATTGGGGTGGAGCATCCAAGTCGTTCTTCATGCCAGGACGCCAATCGGTCGGCAAGATTGACTATGTTCCAAACAAGGTGTGGGAAACCGATTTCCATTACGTCAACTACCCGTCATCGGGTGCAGACGTCAACGGTCTTATCGTCGGTCTTGGTCAGCGTCTCGGAACGGGACTTATGTCTAAGGAATCTGCGCGTGAAGCCGACCCGCTCATCACCGACCCAGAACTCGAAAAGGACCGCATCACAGCCGAATCCGTCGAAGCAGCACTGCTGTCCTCCATCCAGGCGCAGGCAGCCGACCCGAACGGACCATACCAGCCAGATGACCTTGCCTACCTCACCAAGTTGACGGTAGAAGAAAACGTGCCGCTGCATGAGGCGGTGCGTCGCACCAATGAGCGCGCCCAGCAGCGACAGGCAACCCCTGTTGAGCCAGGCGCACCAGAAGCAATGCCAGGACTCGCTATGCCAGGAATGGGAGCAGAAGCACCAATGCAGGGACCACCACCAGGAATCGACGGACTTCTCGCACAACTCGGCGGACCTCCAGCAGGAGCCGCACAAGCACCAGGAACACCAGGAAGCGTTCTCTCACTCGCATCAAGGCTGGGATAAATGGCAAAAAATTATCCGAACCGTTCCGACCTACGGAACCCAACGAAGAAACTTGCTGTCCAAACCGCCCCATCGTCACAGTACGGTGAAGCGGCAGCGTCACGTCGCGCACAACAGGCTGTCCCAATGGCACAGTCCCCAACCGCAGCAGTAGACACCACCCCCACCGCACCACGTCCAGCACCAGGACAAATGGGACCATTGGACCGACCAACGGAACGCCCCAACGAACCGTTGACCGCTGGCGCACCATTCGGACCAGGACGCACCCCAACCACACCAGGATTCATCGCACCACGCAACAACGACCCTGTGCTGAATGAACTTCGCGCATTGTACGCACAGTTTCCGTCAGAAGATTTGGCAGACATGATTGACTCGTACGTTCGAGAAGGATACTGATGGTCGGTGGACTCTCCGCGTTTGACCCTGTAAACCAAGACCAAAACGACAGGGACGCACAAAACAACATCCAAGAACAAGCCAAGTTCGCCAAGACTGTCACCCCACAGCAAGCGCAGGCTGCCGCACAAATCTACAAAAACAGCCCATACATCCCTGCGCGCGTCATCCTCGACCTCGCAAAAAGCAACCCATCACCACAAACCATTGACGCAGTCTCCAAGATTGCCGCAAACCAGTACGTCAAAAACAATCAGCCAAACCAGCAACCAAAAGAATCATGGTTCGCTCGCAACGTATACGGCAAAGCCAAGGCTGCATCACGCTGGTCTTTCGCCGCACTCCAATTCGCACCAGACCTCGTACAAAACGCAGCATCACAAGTCTTCTCAGGCAATGACCCAGCGGGCGTTGACGGATGGTTCGCCTCCACCCAACTCGGCGCATTGGCATCAGGTAAGGATGCTGGACGCGGATTCTTCCTTGGTGGCGAAGCCGCAGATGCCCAGGCTGAGAAAGCCCGCCAGTTCCGTGGCACCATCAACGGACACGCATGGACCATCGGACGCGGCGCAGCCGACCTTGTCTTTACCCCAGGCTCCCGCGAATACTCCGTTCTCTCGGGTTTTCTTGATGCAGCAGTGCAAATCTATGCAGACCCAACCATGTATGTTGGTCAGGCTTTCAAAGCAGCCAAGACTGGTGAACAGGTCAAGGGTCTTGTTGGTACCAAGACGCTGTCGCAGAAACTTGCCGACCAAATGGTTGAGCGCGGTATCGTCACTAGCGACAAGATTGAGCGTGTCACAGGTGAGGTTGCTGAAGCAGCCCGCAAAATTGCGGCAGGCGAAGCAGGACTTGACTCCGCAGAAATGGCAACCTTCCAAGGTTCCAAGTTCTTCTCATGGTTTGATTCAAACAGCAAAGCCGCACGAATGGCGGAACGCATCGCTGGCTATGCAGCAGAAGGAACCCGCAATATTGCAGACAAAAAACTGGCAGGACCAAACGCACAACGCGAACGCGCGCGCATCGCGGCAAAAATCCTCCAAGACTTCCCAGAAGGCTCTATTGACCTTGAAACAGCACTCCGTTTCGCCGACGCCGACGACCCACTAAAAGTCAAAGCCACACTTGCAGCAGCAAGCGGTGTCGACGAAGCGGGGACTGCGCTCACCCAACTCGGAGAAATCCGTGGACTTGGTGCAACCCAAGCACTCCGCGAAAGAGTCCCCCTCTACCGAACCTGGCGCAACAGCCGTTGGGCATCAGAAATCCCAACAGACTCCATCGTCCTTGACGGCACCGCTGCCGACCGCACTCGTGGCGCAATGAACTATCAAAAATTCCTCAAAGGACTCGGCTGGGACAAAAGCACCACCGTCCAAGACGAACTTGAAAAAATTGACAATTTGCGTAAGTCGGCAATTTCCGCTGGAGAAAACGTTGTCACTTACAACGGAAAAAGATATCAACTGAACCAACTTGAATCTCTACGCAAAGAAATTGACGATTTGTCATTTGACAACTTCATTGCGGATGCTGTTCTTACTCTCTCACGAACCGACGCAGAACGAAGACTTGGAATGATTGAACTCCACGACAAGTTCATTCAGGCAATTTCTCTTGCAAGCGGAGGAGACAAAGATGTCACCAAACTGGCATACGACCTCGGCAAAGCAAAAATTGCCGAACTCCGCGCATACGCCGGCGGCGCTTTCAAGATGCTCATGGATTATTTGCCGCAGCAGCAAATCGACAACCTTCTTCAACAGTTCAGCCCAGATGAACTAGAACGACTCCAGTTCGCAGACCCACAATCCGTAGTCCAACTCATTGACAACATGTACGTCATGCCCGACTACCGCAAATATCGTGCATTATCGGAAAGCGCATGGATGAAAGGCGTTCTTAGAAACGCCAAGGGCGACCAAAACAAACTGCTTGCCGCAGCAGAAGAATTCCAGCAAGAAGTCTGGAAGCCAGTCATCCTCGCAACGGGTGGCTACATCGTGCGAAACATGATTGACTCCCACATCCGTATCGCCGCCGCAGGATACCAAGGCTTCTTCTCACACCCATTCCAGTATCTTCAGGCAGTCATGGGCAAAACCTTTATTGGTGCCCTCACTCCAGGGGAAGGTGGACAGGTCCGCACATTTGAAGACATCGGACCAGAATTCGGGGCACGGTTCCGCGACGACATCATCGAACAACACAAACAAGCAACAAACGCCACTGTCTACCAATGGCTACAAAAC